TCATCTCATATCGACCAGCAACATTTTTCCAAAGTCCACCAATCTCCCCTAACTCAAGTAAGCCATAATACCGATCAAGACCACGACTATCGTAAAATAAACGAATAGTGACATCCTTATTCTCCTTGCTTAGACGTGACTTAGCAGTCTTTGCCTTGATAAGATTTCCGACAATTTCTGTTCCGTCTTTTTCTTTCTTCTTGCTGAGATGAATGATGGTACTGGCAGCATACTTAAGACCAGAACCACCACCCATCTCTTTAGTAGGAACATAAGCACCGATGACATCATAAGTGTGATTGGTAACGATCATTGGTATGTTAGCCTGCCCCAACTTGAGTGTCAACATTCTGAAAGCACCCTTAATCAGTTGTGATTTTGTCATATCACGAACTTGCTTATCGTTGAGTGCATCAGTAATCTCCTTCTCAGTGGAAAGCATACCAAGAGAGTCTAGCACAAACATACAGGGTTTGCGTTCATCTGCTGCCTTTTTCATATAAAGATCCACTGCCTTGAGTGCCTTGCTACGAAACTCTTCGACAGTTACAACATTTACAACAACCGTGCGATTCAGATCAACACCACGACTTTCTAGGAGTGACTTATTGACAGCTGCCTCAGTATCAAAATACAAGCAATATCCATCAGGATTAGAGTCCAGAAAATTCTTAACCACTGCGAGGCTAAAAAAAGTTTTTCCAGTACTAGACTCCCCAGCAATGGCAGTAATCTTATTCCCAGATACACCACCAAATAAACTACCTGAAACAAGTCCATTAAAGATGTATGAACCTGTGTCCACGTAAGTTTCTGCTTCGTCGATGTCTGCTGCGAGTTTTGTGAAGTCATCTCCAATCTCTTTTACAATATCTTTTAAAAAGTCCATTATCCGAAAAATAGTTCAAGGTTTACAGTTTTTTCTACATTCCACCCAATTGCATCAAGAATGGACTTGAGTGGTTCTACAAAACTCTTTTCAAATTGTAGTTCATAGTCAATGTACTTGTCAAGACCGAGTTCTGTAGGGAAGTCTTGAATAAATGAAATTACATTCTCTTGAATGATATTTGGTTTCTTCAGATAAAGAAACTTAATCTTTTCACCATTATTAATTAAAGAATACTTATTATCAAGTTTCTTTTGTTTAATATAGTGATTAAAAAGAAGTGCTCCACGACAATGAATGGGAGTACCTTTAGCATAAATGTCAGAATGAGATTTATACTTTACAACATCAGATACTGATCGAGGAAAAGCAATTTCTTCAGGAGGAAGTTGCTTAAACTTCTTGCGAGACTCATCAATAAAGTTAATGACATCTTCTTCTGTACCACTCATCATCAACTTAAGTCCATCCTTAATCATCTGACGACAAGGTGCTGGAGTGGAGGACTTGACTGCCTCAATTCCCATCATCTTTAGTTTGGGTTCATTGTACTGAACACCTTCACTATTCCATACGTTGAGAATATAACGTTTCTTTGCAGTCCAAATACCACGTTCTGCAATGTTCTCACGTTTCATAATCATCTTCTGTTCATATGCCTGAACGTAGTCCGCAAGTTCCGTATAAGATTGTTCGATGAATGGTTCCAACTTGTCTTGGCAGATCTTATCAAGTAACTGAACAATCTTTGTTTTATCGTCAGACTTATTACTAAGAAATTTATCAACAAGAGGTCCCATATTAAGATAGATTGAGTCAGTGTCAGATGCGATGACATAATCGACTTCCTCAGTTTGTAAAATCTTATTTAGAAATCCATTCATCTTGTTCTCAATCCAACGAATGGAAACCTGACCCGAGAGAGTAATTGCTTCAGCATTTGCAAGTTTATAATACCTAAAATACTGATTACCAATGGCACCATAAGCAGAGTTGAGTTGAATCTTTCTTGCCATCTGGATGTTGTTGCACCTTGCAATTTCTTTCTCCAGTGACTTCGTTGGAGTTTTTTCATAATCTTGTTTTGCTGCAAGCATCTTCTTTTTATAGATGGTTCGATCTTTATAGATCTTCTCCATCAACTCAGGCAAAAATCCACGAACATCCTTGCGATACATTGCACCATTGGCACACACCGCATTATCCTTATACATTTCAAACGTCAGTTCTTCGTTTAAAATCTTATCTACCGTAGCCGAAGGATGTCGAGTATCTTGTAATGTCTCCGGGGATATGTTGTACTGCATGATAAGGTGAGGGTAAAGAGAATTGAGGTCAAAAGACACAACCCAATCATACTTTCCCGGAACCGGTTCCTTGACATAGGCACCTGCGTACTTAGAATCTTTGTCTGAACGTTCTTTAGGTGGGATCACAATATCTCTTTTTTTGAGATAGTTGTAAATAATCGCATCCCACATACGAACCTGAAAGAACACATCATTATAGTTTACCTTGGCGTCATATGCCATAGTAATTGCAAGTTCAATCAGTTTCATCTTGTCTTCCATTCGGTCAACAAGTTCCACGTCAATGATGTTATATTCTACAAACTTTTGCCACCCGTTTGTATAAAAATCCTTAAAAGTATCAAACTCGGAGTGATCTAATTTCTTCTGTCCAAGTTCTACACTAGCTATGTAGTCTAGACGATACGATTCTTGTGCTTTATATGTAAACTTCTTATACAATGTTAGATAATCAAGTTGAGTAATGCCACCAACATCATATGAAATCTGTTTACGACCCATCACAACAGTCTCACGTTCAGTCACCAATCCCCAAGGTGACATACGTTTCATCAACTTCTCCCCAAGAATACGATCAATACGACGAACAAGATATGGAATATCATACAACTCACTATTCCATCCAGTGACAACCTCGGGAGTGTTTTCTTCAATCATCCACCAGTTAATGAAATCTGTCAGAAGTTCATACTCAGTACGAAAACCTTTATAAAGAACATTTGCTTGTTTATTATCAAATGGACCACGACCCCAGGTGCGAATCTGCTTTGTCGCATAATCCTGAATTGTAATCAACAAAACTTCTTCGGCAGCAGATTCTACATCAGGGAAACCATTCTCCGATGCAACCTCAATATCGAGAGTAGAAATCTTAATCTTATTAGTATCAAACTTAATCTCTTCCTCAGGATACATCTCAGAAATATACTGACAGATGTATCGATCATTCCCATAGATTTTAAAGTTTTCTACACCCTCATACTTTTTAATAAAGTCTCTACACTCACGAACAGATCCAGGTTGAACAGATTCAACGTTTTCACCCTCAAGAGTTTTGTACTTTGTTTTCTTATTTGAAGGAACAAAAAGAGTCGGATAAAACTTCTCACGGGTTGCAAAATGTTTTCCATTTTCATAACCACGTACCAAGAAGTGATCTCCGACCATTTGTACGTTTGTATAAAACCGCATCAGTTAATTTTTTCCAAGTATTTTTCAAGTAGTTCCGAATTAGGATCGGCAATAGTAATAATTTTATCAGAACTGATCATAAATTCAACTTGATCAGTATTATCCATCATCCAAGGACAAAGATTGTGCCCTTCCCAGATTTCATGCGGTTTAATGAGTTTGCAATCTGGTTGACCAATATCGGCACCAACCTCAACAATTTCACTAATCAGTCTTTCACTGTTCGTCAGTAGAATCAGTTTGATCGTCTTGTCCATTAATCATCTCCTCATAAAGTTTTTCAATTTCTTTGGCAGGACTTACAACAGTCACAAGCCAATCATATCTCACAGGAATTTCCTTATCCATAGTAAGTGGAATCCAAGGAGAAAATGACACATTCATTTGACCCTCATCTTCATCCGTTGTGGGTTCTTCCGTCAAAAATCCATATCTGGGAGCAAGATTTACTGCGTAAGGATTTTTAAATAGATATCCACAAATCTTTTCTTCCTGAACTAATTCTTTAATATCAGCAATAACTGATTCTCCAGACTTTAATAATGCAATCTTAATCGACATTTTTAATTTACCTCTCAAGTCATTATAACACAAAAAAATCGGGGTGTCTATGGATTTTGCCATAGAACCCCGTGCGGCGACGATACCTAATATTTAGTTTTCAGGAAGTGTTATGATAGTGTTGGTGCGAGAACTGCCCAACTAAAAAGAGATGATACGGTTCCTAACAGAAGAGTGGCGGCTGTGAAGTTCATAAGTCGTCCTCCAAGTTACATAATTATATAGAAAACTGTATCACTATGATACAAAACTCTGTATCAACCACAACAAAAATATAAAGAAAATGTTAGGATTTACAAATAATCTTTTCTTTGGTGGTGCTCTGGGACGATTTTTCCCAAAACAATACTCAGTAACCCATCCTCAAATACAACTGATCTAACTTCCGTTTCATCTGAGAGTGTCCAAGATCTGGTGAAAGATCTCTGAGCCACTCCTCTGTGGATATAATCGGTTCCAGTTTCTTTGTCCTCTTTTTGTCCTTCGACAAAGAGTTTACCGTCTTGAGTGTAGACATTGACTTCTGCTTTTTTAAATCCTGCTAGTGCAAGTTCTAGTCTCGATTCTACGTTGCTTACCGTGACTAGATTGTATGGGGGATAGTTTGTCGTTGTTTCGTGGAGTCTAAACAGACGATCAAAGTATTCATCCATACCGATGCTATTTCTATTTATACGGTCTAGCAGCTGATCCATATTGGCAGCATTGTACCTTGTAAGATTGTTCATCTTTACTTCTCCTTTTAAAGCGAGATTTGATTGTGTGGACCCTAAAGGCATCCATAAGTATATATTAGCATAAGACATAAAAAA